TCCCTCAAAGTTCTGAGCATGTGCTTAACCACCGGGTGCGCAATCGCGCCGGTGACCTCAAAGCCGTTGGCTTCCAGAGTCGCCATCGCGAGTGAGAAGTCCTCTGCGAGGTCAACGCCGGTTCCGTAAGCTATGATGTTGGCTACAGGCACGTTGCCGGAAAGGCTGTCGACGAACGGAGAGGTCGGGTCGTACCCCATGTACGATGCGTCCAAAGTCTCTGCGAATGCGCCAACCACGTCCTCACGAACAACGGATGCGATGTCAGTATCAGCGTCCTCTATGAGTTGGTCCTCAAGAGGCACTATCACTGCCATTTTCTCGGCCGTAAGAGTGTACGGTTCAAAGGTCGGAGCGTCTTTGGTTTTCACCTCCATCGCATCGACCCAGTACCCGTCAACTCCGGTCGACTGCATACGCCGCACAAGGGTGTTGCGCTTCATTGGCACGTGCTTTGCCAGCTTCTCGACGCACGAAGCGTCGCGAATGAGCATATTCAGCTCCTTTGAAATCTCGTCGGGGACGAAAATTCCGCCGGTGCTGGAGCTCAGAGAGTTCAAGCTGGGAATGGTCATTTAGTTTTCCCTCCTTTCAGTTTTTATCGAAAGTGAGTTGGTTACTCTTTACGTTGGGCGCTTTGGAACAGTCCCAGAAGGGCCTTGTCAAGAGTATTGACCTTGCCCTCGATGGGAGGTCCGCCTGCGCCCGGCGTGGGAGGAACCGGTTTTTCTTCTCCTTTAACAAGATATGGCTTGTCTTTGAGCAATTTCTTGAGCGCTTTTTCCACGCCCGTCACTGAACCATCACTGAAACTAATTTCAGAACGGTCAATGAGAGCGAGAGCAGCGTCAACGTCGATAACGTCGGCCTGCGCCGCCGCCAGCTTAACTGCGGTAGAAACCGCAGACTCTTCAAGCAGGCGTTTTCCTTCTTCGACGGTTGCCTCGAGACGAGTCTTCTCGTTTGTGAGCTTCTCCAGTTCACTCTTGTTTGCGTCCTCATACTTCGTAACCTTGCTGGTGAGGTCCTCAACCTGCTTCTCAGCGGTGCGTAGCTTTGTTCTCCAGCTTGCCGCCTCACTTCGAAGCCCCTCAACCGTTGCTCGGTCAAAAGTATCTGGCGCTTTCTCTTCGTCTTCGTTCTTTTCTTGTGCATCCTGTGCATCAAGATTTTCTTGGTCGGACATCTAGTCCACCTCCTTTCGGCATCCAGCCGTTTAAACCCGCTCAAGGAGATGAGCGGTAAAAATATCTATTATGCTGCTAACCACGAACCTATTCCGTAGTCATCAATCCCAGTTTCTGTATACTCTGTTAACGCCGTGTCCCACTCTTCACCGGACATTACTTCAGGAATAAGCGCACAAGCACATTGCGGGTGGGGAGCCATTGGAACGTCCGCTTCTGTGAACACTTGTCCATCCAGCTCATCACACTCGCATAAATCTGTGTGTCCGCCTGACAGTTCCCACTTGAGCCCCGTTACCCAAGGTGACCGTCTCATGGCAGCGACATCAGCTAAGCGGTACGCCTCCATCACTTCGGTTCTCGCTATCCTCATCGAGTCGAAGTTCAGCGCTCTCCCATAGGGTGTCAATGTAGTTACGTGTCTTCCGGGTTTTATGAACCCGTCCAGTTGCTTTGATATCGTCTCTATGCTGAGCTTGTTCCTCAGCCCGTTTTTGATTATGACTTCGATGTCGTTTGAATAAGTCCTTAACTCCCATACTCGGTCCGATATAGTCATTCCCGAAGGCAGTCTTCTGTTTAGAAGCGTTACAACGGTGTCTTTTGCGTTTATTTCCACCGACTTACTGGAGAGGCCAGCTAAAGACGCCTTATCAATAAAAGTTCTTCCAAGCAACGTGTTTCCGGCAAGCTCAAATTTCACAGCCGCCAGGGCTTCCTTTTCAAGGAGTGCTTCGAACCCGTTGGAGTAAAAACCAAGCAATCCGTCAAGATAAGACCGGAATTGGGCGCTTACTTCGTCGGGAATGTAAACAGCTCTTCTCAGTTCGCTCAGTAACCTCCCGAACGACTTCTCACTTCCCTGAAGAAGTCTGACTTTCCTAGCCCAGTACTTGGACCGCCAGCTATTGTAACTCAAAACTTTCTCTCACAGTTTCCGCAAAGGCGAATTTTGACTTGCCCGCGCGTATGCACAAAGAGCTCTGGGACAACCTTCTTACACATCGGACAGATGTTAACGGGGTTTTGCATCTGGAGACCACTGAACCTCATCTTCCCGTCAGCCGTCCTTGACTGCTTCCGTATCACAGGTGGCATTATAAACCTCCGAGAGTCTTCTTTTCTTCGTCGCTTAACATCTTCCCGTACCCTCCGCCATCTTCCACAAAGCTCTCACGTTCGAGGATTATTTCAGCGATTTTTCTCTCGGGGTATTTCTCTCCGAGTTCCTGAAGGGCTCCCTTCACCGATTGAAGGCTGTTGGTAAGTTTATTTACCTCCATGTTAATCTTTTCAGCTTCGTTTTCCGGAAGTGGCAGATGGGGAATTATTCTGTTCGCGTACTCTCCAGATATATCCGATATTTTGAAGTCGTACGGGTATCCTTCAGTCCCCTCGTACGTTTCAAGTATTCTCAGAATGTACTCATCTGTCTGTTGCAGACGCGACTTCCAAATTCTCCACGCCTGCTGCGTGGCTGATACCAAGTCAGAGTATAAGAGCTTCAGAGCGACCCCGGACACCAGCCCGAAACCTTTTATTCTGTCCGGTGTGACATCGGGAACCTCACCGATGAGGTGCATTACGTTTTCAAGGCGAGTCAGGAAGTCTGCAAGCGCTGTTGCGTAGTTGAACCCAGACTCCAGCTTCTTGGCATCAACTCCGTCTCCACCGATGTTCCACAGCTCGTTCGGGGCGATTTTCAGTTTCTTTTCAGCTCCAGGAGGGGCATTAAGCAACACGGTCACCGCAAAGAGGTTGAATCGGAGGGCATCTGAAGCGTCTGACATCGACTTGTTATACTGGTCAAAAATAGGAATGAGGTCACGAAGGTAACTGGTTCCGAACAGCTTTCCTGAAAGGGCCTGATGCTGGAACAGAACCACCGGAATAAAATCAAGACCAGTGTCTTCTCTGTCATACCGAATGTTTATCGGGGCAAGGTTTCTGCTGCTGTACGTTCCTTCTGAAAGGTAACAATGCCCTTCTATCAGTTCCCATGTTTGCTTCCACAACGTGGCATCATTGTCAAGGTATGAACAGAAGTAAATTTTGTTGAACTTATCCGGTTCGTCTATGTCGGGAACCGGGAAAACTTCTTGTGTGGGCTTGAATGAAAACCGAATCCCCTTGTATGGCAAGTACCGCAAAACAAGAGCGCACGTTCCACCTATAAGCCAGTCCCTTCCACCTTCCAAGAGCTTCTCATCGAATTGGTTCTCGCTCCATATGGAGTAAAGAATCTGTTCTCGTGCGGCGGCTTTTTTGTCTTCCCTTTTTTGCTTATCGGACGGTTTGTAGTCCGGACTCTGTAAATCAACTTCTTTGTCAACCGTTTTCGGAGGACACTCAATATCGGGAGCTACCTCAAACATCCAGCTGGCTCTTTTCTTCACAAACCACCGAGCAAGGTTGATGGGAAGAATTGTGGGGGTGTATCCCAAGTTGTTTGGGAGGGCCCAGTACTGTTCTTCAAGGTCATAATATCCGTAATAGAAATTCGTGTCGGCGACTCGCTTGAGCTGAGCGTCACTCAGAAATTGATATTCACTGCCGTAAATTTCGTCAAGCAGTCTTTGGAGAATTCCAGGGTCAAGTTTAGAATTCTCGTTTAAAGGAGTCGGCTTCCATGCTGCTGCGCGTGTCATTTATCTCCCTCGTTGTGAACCCGCATATCCGCGCTTACTGTGGCTATAAACCAAGTATCGCACGGCGTCCATGCAGTGGTTGTCTCTGTCTACGGGGCGGTCTTTCAGTATTGCGCCCATGTCGTCTTCTTCATAATGATAAGTTTCGAACTCTTCCACGCCGTGCGGAACCGCATTGAAGTCAATCTTCATCAGCGGGTCTTTTGGCACTTTCTCCGAATCTTCAGTTGCAAGATACTTGTTCACAGCTGCTATTCCGGGGTCTATTTCTTTTTTGCCCTTTCGAGCGTCGAGCCCAGCATTTCGGAAGTCCTGAATGTACTCAGGTCTGGCTGAGTCACAGAAAAACGTTCGAATTCCCCACTTCTCGTCAAGTTCGGTCGCCCGCTCAACTATTTCATCAATCGGAGTCTTATTGTCATACCACTCATCAACTAAATGGATTTTGTCGTCAAACCCGACAAGTCCAACCTCAATAACTGATGGGTTGACCCAGCCCCAGTCAACTCCGGCGAGTGCGTACTTGTACTCGTCCGACTTCGGCTCGGGGGCGTCGCGGTGGTGCGTATCCACGCGAGTTTGGTAGACCAGTCCCTCCCAGCCTACAAATTCGCCGTAAAATTCCTGAGCCAGGAAAGAACCCGCATAAGATTCCTTGAGGCTCTCAATATAGTCGCGAGATAGAGCTTTGTTTTCGTCTGTCGACCCGGTGAAGTATTCATAGTTTTTACGGTTCTTCCGTGCAAATTCGTCCCAGACCCAGTTGCGCCCGCGCGGGGTGGTCGTAATCCAACCTTTTTCCGGGGGTACCCTGAGACGGGCCACCATCAGTTTCCAGACTTTCGGCGGGGTTTTCGCCGCCTCGTCGATGAAAAACCAGCTCAGGTTCGGTCCGCGGAGGTCGTCCGGACGGTCACACGACCTCAGGTAGATGTGGGACCCGTTCTTGAACTTTACAATCAGAGTCTGTTTATTGAAGGATTCAATGAGTTCATCCCACGCACTGGGTTGACCCATCTTGCTCCAGAGCTCCACAGTCAGCATGGGAACCACGAAGTCCAGCATATTCCTGTACGTGCTGGCAACTATCGTTCCGCTACTCCCCGGATGTTCCAGAGCTGTCTGGACAGCACGCAGGCAGCCGCAGAACGTTTTCCCCGAGCCCACTCCCGCTATCATCGCTGCAAACCGGCTCTGGGTCGTCATGAACTTGTACTGTGTCGCCGACAATTCCAACGGTATATCCATCTGGGGGTGTGATATTAATTTGAATCGGGTTCTTGGCCTCGGAAGGCCTGTGGCGGTTCATAGCGAACAACTTCTCGATTTTGTCGAGGTAAATGCCCATCACCGTAGCAGCATCCTTCACGTTCTTGAATCCCGACTCGCCTTTTTTTATCTGCTCCTTTACTATTTCGTTGATGTCAAG